CTCGCCCAGCCGCAGTATCAAATGCAGATGAGTTGCCGACGCTGACATTCCCACTCGCATCAACAAACAACCTGCCAGACCCACCAGTGCTGATGGCTACTTGGTCTGCGCCAGGGGAATAAATGCCGGTATTTAGGTCGCCGGTAAACGTCAGGCTTGGGGTTGCTGCAGCGCCGAGTGCTGCACTGATCACACCAGTCGTTGTAACGGTTTGACTACCGAAATCCGGGCTGATCTTGGTGCCTGCAATCGCCGCGCTGGCGTTGATGTCGCCATCAACGATGGTGCCATCGGCAATTTTTGCACTTGTAACTGCGCCTGAGTCAATAGTCCAGGTACCACCACTGCCGCTAACAGTGATGTCGCCTTTATCGCCATCTGGTATGCCAGCACTAGCAACGGTGATGCTGCCGTTGCCATTGGTGATCGTGACGCCAGAACCTGCTGTCAGCGTTGCCTTCGCCAGCGTGCCATCGGTCTTGCCGATCAACAGTTGACCGTCGGTGTAGGTGGTTTGGCCAGTACCGCCATAGCCCGTGCCAATCGTGGTGCCATTCCAGACGCCAGTCCCGATCGTGCCAACGCTTGTCAGGCTGCTACTGACAACACCGCTGCCCAAGCTGGTGGCATCCAGCACTTTGGTGCCGGCAATGCGGTACTCCTTGGCGCTGGCAATGTTGACGTGCTCGCTGAATGTCCACGCATCAGTGGCATCAACCCAGTTGATTGTCTTATCCGTGGTGCCCTTGAGCGTGATGCCACCACCATCAGCCGTCACATCGGTGGGCGTAGTGACTTTGCCGATCTCGATGTTCTTATCTTCAATCGCCAGGTTGGTGGTATCAATCGTTGTGGTGGTGCCATTGACCGTCAGATCACCTTGGATCGTGACATTGCTATCGAACGTTGCAGCACCAGTTACGTCCAGCGTCCCAGGCACATCCACATTGCTGGTCCACTCCACATCCGTGCCATTGGCAGCGGTCTGCAGCAGTTGACGGGCTGAACCATCAGCCAATCGGCTAACCGGGATTTCGCCACCCAGGCCGGTCACATAGGCAAGACTGTTCCAGGCAGTGCTGCCATCGCCTACCTTCCAGTAGCCGGTGTCGGACTCTAGGCCGATCTCACCAGCCAGCAACGTCGGGTTGATTGATGTCCAGTTCGCGGCGGTGTCACGCCGCTGTGCCATTTTGACCGGAACTGTCGTTGCAGTGGGCATGGGTCAGGCTCCGCCAGCTATTAACAGCTTTTCAGCAGTGGGTGGATCTGCGTCGTACGCTAGCAAATTGAAAGGGGAATAACCATTAAAAGCGATGTTCTCAAATGCTTCGACCACAAACTCAACTGCCGTGCCGCCGCTTAAAGCAATATCCAAGTCCCAACCTTCAAGGATCCTGAATGTAACTGTTACGTCAAAATAAACGCCCTTTTGTGCTTCTTCTGGAGGCGAGGCATAACGATATAAAGCGTCGTATGCAACGACACCTTCCGCCTCACCCCAAATAGCAGCAGGCACCTCAAAGTAGCCATGCGATCCATCGGACTGGTTCCAATGAGTACGAATCAAATCAACATCAGATTCGATTCGATTGCGGAATGTCAGTTGCAAGCCATGCCCATTGTTTCTAAGCGAATGCCTGAATCGCACAGGGCCGCTGGCAACAGTTGATGCCTCCGAAATGTTTAGATCGCCGAGATCGTAAGAGATCTCATCAGGTATCAGCGATGGAAATGTTGGCATGTCAAATCACGTAGGGTGGAATCAGGATTAAAGATACTGTTCCGTTGATCTCATCACACACCTCATCAAATGCAGGAGTTTCAGCATAAATCCATTGATGGTTTGCAGGAAATGTCAGGTTTGTGGCCGCAAGCGTTGTGGCAGTAAGATCAAACGCCTCAAATCTTCCATGAAAAGCGTAATGATTCAACAGGCTGTAATGCTCAGCCCGCGTCATTTGCTTAAAAGTCATGCTCAGTTTGTCGCCACTGCGGCCATTGCCGTGACGCACACTCACTTCATCACCGCTGAGCAGCTCCATGGCAGTGCTCGCCCGAGCACCTGGGATATAGGTGCGGCTGCTTGGAGTTAGCGCAGGGAAATTAGCCATTATGGAAGGATCGGATCAGAACTGCCATAAGCGCCCTTCCATGATCTTAGAACAGTGCTTTGGTTGTTGCTAAATTCCCAAGTTCCGCTAACGGAATAAGTTTTGATTCCGTTAATCGTGATGCTAAAACTTGGTGCATCATTGCTACAGGCAGGAAGATTTGCATTTTGCGCTAAACCGCCAAGCCTGAACGATCCGCCAAAGTTGCCCTCTCGTGGAGTTGTTGCTGTAACAGAAGCTCTCCATGGCACAGGCCCGATAGCTGGACCAGCAAGCAGCAAGGTTCCGCCCGCTCCATATTCCGCCGTGATATATGCCGCCGCAAAACCGCAGCTGCTCAAACCACAGATAGTCAAATAATTGGAATAATTGATCCATGCGCTTGTGTAGCTCGTGACGCTGCCAGCGTTGTTGATCGTGCCATTCCAGCGGGCATAGGTGTACAGGGTCGTATCCGGTTCAACCAGATTTGTCACACCAACTGGGAAGCGATCGCCGAATCCATCAGGCGAGCCAGGATCTGGGCAGCTTGCTTCGGCGACGATCCAGTAATCAATGTCACTTGAAGTAAGTACCAAACTAGATCCTGCCTCCCAGCCACCACCAAGAGCCTCTTCTTTAATGAACTCGCGCTGGCTGACGCTAGTGGCCTGTGCTTCGGTCGCACTCGCTGCGATATCACGCGAGACCCTGTACCAAGTCACACGGCCACTGGCGCAAGGCGGCACGACGTTAGCCGTTTCACCTTCAAGAGGTGGATCGCTGAGTCCTGTGATATTCCCTGGAATCTCTTCGTTAAATGGATCAGTTGGATTGTTGATCGTATTATCCGGCGGTGATTCCTCGCCGATTGGCACTTCATATTCAAGGTCAGCCTCAGTCGGTGTGCCGCCAGGTGTTTCGCCGCTATCGGTCAGGGGAGTTGTGTCTTCGTCGCGACCTTCAATGTCGCAGTTGAAATCAAGACGCCCTGTCGGCAGTTCGTAGCCTGGCCCAACAGCAGCATCAACAGCCAATCCAACTAGGCTTCGGCCTTCTGAATCAATCGGAAAATGAATCAAATCCAGAGTGACCGTCCCCGTGATTGCTCGATTGATCCGTTCAACTTCATAGAGATAGTCATGGTATGAAACAGTCCCGACGTTAGTTTCGCGACGCAAACGAACACGAACAATATCTCCGACAATCAAAGTGGAGTTGTATGAACTAGGCGCGACGTTCAACCGCAGGCTGTGAGTGATGTAATACCGCTTAGCGACATAGTAAGCTCCAACCTTGATCGCATGATCTTCAGTGGCGCAGAATTGGCTTAGGTCATATTGCTCATAAGGACCATTGGTGGCAGTGCCAGCCATCTTGACTTCAGCCGCTCGAATAATTCCAATGTCATTGGTGGGCTGCTGACGCCATAGCACCAGGGCTAGGATCGGCCGCCGTTGATCCAAGGAGATATATTCAATCTGATAGCCATTAGGTAGGACATGATCTTCGGTGAATGTGAACACCGGAGTGATTGCCGTGGTTTTGATCGTGCCATTGGCATTTACCGGCAACCGCGGCCGGAATCCTTTCTTGCCGTTCTTATCGGTAACACGCAGCAAGAAATTACTGCTGATCGAATCCAGCCAATCTTCAAGGTTGGTTGACTCCTTGAACTCACCGTTGTAATAGAGCCCATTCACATCACAAAATTCTGCGGCATCTGCCATTGCCGTCAGATCAAGCATTGATTCAGGGAACCGGCTGCTCTGACGGATTAGATACAACGCCAGATCAATAACGTTATTGCTTGGCCCCAGGGTATTATCCAAGATCCTTGTGACATTTATCCCGCTGCGAACAAAGCAGTGAACCTGCTTGTTCCACGTCTCATCACCATCGGCGTGATTGTTTTGATAGCTCAGCGTGGTCATATTGTCGTAAGTGCCCTGGGTGCCGCAGTAATAAGGGCAATTCCAGAAGTTTGTACCAGCAACCTCGGTGATGTAATTGCCAGGGGCCCAAGTGCCAGCACGCCGATCGTAAGTTTGCAGCCATGTGCCAACACGACAAGCCCGTTGATATACATCACGAAGCTGCAGTTGCTCCATATCGCCTTCGCTTAAGACGAGATGGAGATTGACTGTCAGCTCATTAGTGGTTGCATTATTTGTATATCGCCCCTCGGTAGCGCCGGGGCTAACAAAAACACCGCCCTGATCATTCACTCGGCGGCAGAAAACAATCGGAACCGGCTCGCCGATTGTGATAGCCCGCTGTGGGCTGTCCAGCTGTGATTCCCCTTTTGCAGCACCTTCCTCTAGTGGTGTGACCACCAAGCCGCTTTGATACGGCAGCAACGACAGAGGATCAGGAACTGAAAAATTCATGTCCGCAATGGTGCGCCGATCAACAGCGTTGTGAATTTGCGTGGTGGCACCTGGGCGCCAACCGGGCTGAGTGCTGAGCCAAGGCTAACCTGCAGCTCCACAAAGCTGCCAGAGATCTTAATGACCTCCCCCACATAGGAACTGATCAGTGATTGGCCCGCCTGTGGTGCGGTATTGGATAAGCGTGTATCAAATTCGTAGGTCTTGATTTCGCAGAGCCTGTTCTGGTTGAGCGCGGCAGTAAATACGCTGATTGCTGTAGCAGTAGCTGGCACCGTGATTGTCACATTCGATCCGCCAGCACTGCCTGAAACCATGCCATCAGCGTTGAATGGGTTGTAAGTCCAGGATGCCGAATCCAGCGTGATGGTCTGATTGATGTAATACGACTGCCAGCGGGTGTAGGTCTGCGAATTATCGAAGATCCTTAGGTATTGGGCTTGGCCGCGATTGCTCATGCTGCGACACCTTGATAGCGACGGCCGCCGGGGGTGCGGTTATTGGACAGAAGCGAATCAGCAAGCGTGTTCAAAGCCTGCTCCATGTCGCGAACACTCACCCAGTTCTGGCCATTTTGCTGCAGCACCGGGCCAGTCTGGATCTGGATGGATAACCCACCACCAGTACCATTGCGATCGCTCAGCACTGCATTGCCGCGAGAGCCTGCCAAGTAGTTGGCGCTCGCTTGGGCCATGCGCGATTCAGGGATGATGTACTCCCTCTGGCCGCCCTCGCCCACAAGCGCCAGCGTTGGCTTGTTGACGGTGCCGCCTTCAGCGAAAGCAGGTATTGACACGCTCGGAACAAACGGAATGTCAGGCGCAGGCAAGCGGTTATAAGCGCCGATGAGGCGATTGATAAGGCCGATTGCGCTATTGATACCGCCAGCAATGTATCGCAAAACATTTCTAAATACATTTTTGATTAAATTCGGAAGAGTCATAAAAGCATTCGCTATTGCATTCCCCAGATTTCTTAGTGCATTTTGCGCAATATTGGGCAGATTTCTTAGAGTATCGACTATGTCTTTGTAAAAAATGTTGTAATAAAGTTGCGCCCCTTGGCTTAACGCATTGGCAATTTTGCCAAATATACTACCTATAAAATCTCCAACTGCACCAAACGCGGCAATAATTTTATCCCTAAAAACATAGGCCGCAATCCCACCCGCGACCAAAAGTGTTATAAATCCAACTGGCGGCGTTAAGAACGCTAGCGCCAAAGTTCTGGATAGCGTAAGTATTGTGCCCCCTAATTGCGCAAAGACTGGCAACCACCCAGCAATGGTGGCCCCAATCTTCAGACCAGCAAGCAGTTGGAACCCTTTAATTACTAAACCAATCGGCCCTGCGAGCAAATTGAATGCAAACGCCAAGCCAGTCAGAGCCAGTATGGTCGTCTGCAAAGAGACAGGCATTTTCGAGAATGCAATAACAAGCCCAGAAACTGCATTCGCAAACTGAGTCAAAGCAGGCAGCATCGCCTGAAGCGCCTGATTGAATGGCCCCATTACATCACGGGCCAACTGGTTCAAGGTGTCATTAAATTTATCGGCTGCAACGGCCATATCAGTCGATATTGTGGCCTGATATTTTTCAAGGGCAGCACGGCCCTCGTTCAACATTGGAATCAAATTGATGCCAGAGCGGCCGAACAGGTCCATCGCCATGGCCGCCTTGTTCCCGTCGTTAGGCAGTTTTGAGAACTTGTCTGCAATATCAAGCATCAACTGATCCAACGGACGCATCCTTCCGCTGGCATCAACAGCACTGATGCCAAGTTTTTTAAGAGTTTCACCGACTCCTTTGGTGCCATTCTCGATCGCATCGGCAGATTTCTTGGCATTGGCCTCAACGATCTGCAACTGTTGCGTAGTTGCGGCCTCAATAATTCGTGATTGTGCTTGGGTATTTTTCTTGATAACTGACTCCTCGTTTTTCCTGCGCTCTTCCAATGCATCTTCTTCTCTGCGTCTTGCGTCCCTGATCTGACGGTCGCGCAACTTCTGCGTGCTTGCGAACTGCTTGCGCAGAACGCCCAATTCCTCTTCCTCTTGAGAGCGAAGAATGTCTAAACGCTGATCCTTCTCTTCTTCCGACAGCGCCTTGTCTTGACGGATTGCTTTTTGATATTGATCGTATCGAGCCGAGATTTGCCGTTCGTTTGCCTTAAATGATTCATCAGCGGCCTCGCGCTCACGATCTGCTTGATCGTCATAACGATCGTCCAGCAGTGTCTGTTCTGCTCTATAGCGACGATTTAGTTCACGCAAGCGATCATCGGTCTCGTCTTCAAGTGCGGCCAGTCGTGCCCTGCCTTGTTCTTTGACCAGATCGGTTTGCTCACGTTCTCCCCTGCGCACGGCCTCCATGGCCTGATCCATCTGGCTTTGCAACTTATCGGCATATTCATCTGTGCCAGTGCCTGCAGCCGCCAAACCTTTGCTGAGGCGTGCCATCGCCTTAGCAACCTCGTCAATCGACGTTCCACTATCGTCGGCAGCACCCTTGAATTTGCTCAGCGTTTCGACGTTGACGCCAGTGCGCTTGCTCAGATCATTAAGGTCATCAGCGGCATCAATAGCGCGCTTACCAAGAGCCGTCAAACCAATCAGACCAGCGGCAGGGACCAATCCACCAAGACCGCTGGTGACAAAATTAATCGGCCCTCGCAGTTTGCCGAAGGTATTTTTCAGCCCATTGGCTTGGCCATCTACCTTGCTCAGGCTTCTGCTAAGCCCATCAACCTGGCCAGTGCCATCAACCGATGCCTTGATACGGACGGCCGCTGTCATGTCCAGTGCCATGGCTAGCCCTCCTGCTCACTAAGAGCCAGCAGTATTTCGGCCTCGATCACTTGTATGTCGGCCAACATACTGGCGGCATCCTCCACGTTCCACAGTCTAAACGTCCATTCAAGAGCCTGGTAATCAAGACCGATCAGCCCATTCGGCCCTGTGCGCCATTGCGTTTGAACACGCAAAAACGCCTCCAATACAGGCCACACCTCGGGTTCTACCTCAAAAAAATCCGGTTCTGGCTCAGTGTCCAGCACCATGCCAAACACAGCAGCATCGTCCTGTGATTGATCAACTGCGCCGCCCTTGACCCAGAAGCGGGCGGCGCCCTTCAGTTTTTTAGTTTGTTGCCAGTAACGCTCTCGAAGAAAGCGACGATGATGGCTGACGCCAGAGCCGGCACTTCCAGTAGCAGCTGTTTGCTAGCGGCGCTATAGGCGATCTCATCCCCATCCTCATCCAGGACATTGCTCCAGCCCACTAAAATCTCATCCGCCACGGCCTGATCCGTGATCAGGCCATCGATGTGATCATTTAGTGCAACGGCTCGCGCGCGATCCTGAACTGCCTCTTGGATTTGATTCAAGCGCGCCTGGGGCAAACGCTTGAACTCTGCCTCAAAAGTTTGCTTCTCGTACTTGCCCCCATCAATGGGGAGCTTGAAGGTTACGGGCCACTTGTACGAGTCAGACTGCTTTAAGACAAATGCCATCAGGCGAAGGTCAACACCACCTCATCATTGCCTGCCGAGGTTGGAATTGCAACATACGGCAGGGTCAGCATCTGAATGCCATCCTGATCGGAGTAGCTCGGGTTAGTGATGTCCGCGACGGGGGCCACCATCGTCACGATGTTGCCAGCTGTGGTGCCATGCTGGAAGCAGAGCAGGCCAGTGCTGTCATCGTTGGCGATCGTGAAGTAATCCTTCGCAGTGATCGTCGGGGCCTCAATCGTCACCTCACCAGCAGGTTGCCGGTTCGTGATCAGAACCTGTTTGGTGCAACCAACCAGCTCGCGATAAACGATCTCATTGGCCACATCAAGATTGATGGCCTGCAGGCAAGAATCTGAATAACCGAGCACGTTCACGGCGAGGGTGTTGTCAGCCTTGAACAGCAGCGGCGTTGCTTGATTGGTGTAGGTGACAGCAGGAGCGGCGGTGTCGGTCGGAGCGTTGTAAATGCCCGTCATGGTGAAAGACACCACGGGGATTGCTCCCACTTCGCAGGAGAGGTTGAAAGTGCCGCGGCAACCAGTGGCCTTATGAAGCACACCATCGTTGTTGAAGTAGATGGTGGCACTCTCAAAACTGGCGCTCACAGGCTTGTAGCCAACGTTGGCGCCAATGCTGTAGGTGCTGGAGGTTGCAGGGGTAAATGCTGCAGTGGACTTCTGAACGGTGGCAACCTTGGTGCTGCCAACGTAATCAGTGATGATGCCCTTGCTACCGCTACCAGTACCGCCGGTGATGGTGATCACCATGCCGTTGTAGTAGTCATCGGTGGCGCTAGAGCCAGATGCCAGCGTGATGCTGCCAGCCGATCCAGCCTGCGCAGTACCTGTGACAGCGGAGCCAGTAGTGGTAGCAGCGAAACCGCAGGAGCGGAGCAGCGAATCAATCCGCGAAGCAGTGCCGGCAGTACCGGAACCAGCCAGTTCCACCTCAAAGGTGATCACAACGCGGGTTTGGCTCAGGATCTGAGCAGAATTGCCCAGGTAAGGGCGGATCAGATCACGGCTGACGGTTTCAGCTTCGATCGGCGTAATCTCCAAGTTCCGAACCAACACCGCATCAGTGCCGGCCGGGCTGGAATCGGTCCCATAGGTGGCCTCGATCTTCGTAAGGATCAGGCGCTTACGGCTTAGCAGCGGCATCGGTCAAGTCCTTTTTCTACAGTCTAACTAGCCAAGTTAGAGACGCTTGTGCGGTAGCGGATCAGGTAATCACAAGCAATCACACCGGATGGCTGATCAGCTTCTGACAAGTCAAAGTTTACCCCCACCGGCTGGATGTCGATTGCATAGCCACCCAAGGTCAAATCGGCCATCAGCTTGCTGTGCATATCTTCGACAATCGGATCAGCCACCTGATCTGGAATGGCCCCACGCACAATCACCGCGACACGCACCGTCAGGCTCCAGTCCAGTCGGGGCAAACTGGTGTTCTGCTCCGCATTGTCAGACAATGGCTCGACGACAATGGCCGGGCTTTCGCCGCGACTGATCGGCTCCACACGGCTGCGATAGATCCTGGTGCTCACCCCACTGGTGCCAGTGAGCGCCGTGCGTACTGCAGCCAGAATCGTCTCGCGCTTTGTCGTCATGCCGATGCCACCTGCACCACTGTGCAAATGATGCCAGGGATGCTCGGATGTGCCGGGCTGGCCGAAGCACCTTCAGCGTGGATGTAGGTGGCCACATTGCTGGTCATCCACATCAGTTCGATGTAGTCACCAGCCACCAGGCCCAGCACGAAGTTCACCGTGCCGATCACATTGCCGTCCACACCGCCATGGCTGGAGATGACGCTGAATCGGCTGTCACTTGCAGGCACATCACCGCTGCTGCCGCTGTCGTTCTTGCGCAGCCAGACGTTCACGTCATGGATCTGCACATCACTGTTGGTGAACTGGATCGAGAACGTGAAGCTATAGATCCCCGGATGATCAACCGTGATCCGGCTGTCGGAGATGATCTTGACGCCGCGATTGGCCAGATCAACCTTGCGCAGCAAGATCGGATAAGCCGTATTGATCGCAGCGGCAACCTGTGAGGTCTCATCCCAGAAGGATCCCCAATAGCCAGGGCAGCCGTGATATGGCAACTTATTCCACGGCGTCAGCCCATCACCGATCTTCAGGTTCTGCGTGTTGCTCTCAAGGCCAGGCTCTCCTGCAAGCAGCACAGGGTTCAGTGCAGACCACTGGCTGCGAGTGTTGACCTTGAAAGGACCGCTCATGATTTCTGCAGGGCAATCTGCACGAATTTGCCGTCGCTAATCAGCATCGTCTCGCGGACGGTGTAGGCAGCCCCATCCACAGTGATTGAATCGCCGCGGATGAGGCTCCCGAACTTCGAGGTTCTGGCTGTCAGCGTGTAGTCGGTGGTGAGTACCATCCCATCGCTGATCACCTGGCTTGGCATGTCCAGGATTCCGTTGGCGGTAGTGGCGCCAGCTGTACAGCTAACGCCAAAGTCCGCCAAGAATGCGTCCAGATCCTCAGTGATCGCCATGATCAGCCGTACTTGGCAGAAGCCAGGCCGATCACGGCAACAGCACCAGCGCCGGTGCCACCAGCCACGGTCACAGAGACCTTCACGAAACGCTTCAGGGAAGTCGCGTTGACGTAGATCTTCTGCAGCGAGGCAGTGTTAGCGGAGGTGGTGGTGAAGGCGCCGCCGCTCACGTCGGTATAGGAACCGCCGGAGGTGTCGGATTCGGTCAGCTTGACGGCGTAGGTAACGCCAGCGCCACCGGCTTCAGCGTCCAGCAGCACAGCCATGTCGCCTTCATAACCCTGCAGATCGATTGCAGAGCCGGTGCCGGTTGCAGTCACAACATCGTTGCGCAGCAGGCCCAGAACCGTGGTCTTAGAACCAAGATTGTGGATGGTCATTGTTTAGCCCTCCGTCGGGGGGTAGTTGGTTTGGGTGCAGGTTGAGTAATCTCCTCAACCACCTCGGCCACCGCAGCGGCAGCCGCAACAGCTTTGCCAATGCCGATCAGAAGTTTGGCGTCGGAGGGGGATGCCTCATGGACTTCCCCCACCCGAACTACCTGGCCTGCCAGCATTGTTTGCCGTAAGACCTCGATCAACATGATCAGAGGGAATCGTTACCGCGGCTGAAGGATTCAGCGTGGCGGACGGCGATGTCAACGTCTTGGAGGGCAACCACGCGCACAGTCCCGGAGGTGCTGTGGGTGTAGGGATCCACCATGATGTCGAGGCCGGAGAAGTAGCCGATGATCAGGTCGGCGAAGTTGCCGAACCACAGATCGCCGGAAGCCACAAGGATGGAGCG